GGCCGCGGACCAGACCACAAACCCCGGGGTGTATGGATACTTCGTGGAAGTGGGCCACCGCTCACCGGGCAAGGGATTAAACAACAATCCTGAATACCGCCGCGCCTCCGCAGCCGGCCGCAAACAGGGCAAGCGGCTCAATACCTACACGAATCCTTCTTCCCGCGGCTATGGAAACCTGACCACTCCGCCCTATCCGTGGCTGGAACCGGCATTCGATCAGAGTAAAGACGCTGCATTCGCAAAGATGGGGGAAGTGATCGAGCACGACCTAGGAGAGCTCGGACTTTAGCGCGTCTGCGCTCCGAAGGCAGCCGCAATCCGCGTTTGGCGAGCCCCTTCTTCGTTCATGAAGGCATCGGCTTCATGCGATCCCAGCTCATCATCGAGCGTGCAGAGACTGTCAAACTCCGCCTTGGCGCCAATCGATTCGAGGCGCTGCCCAAGAGTACCGTGATCATCGCGCGAGAAGCGGTCGAAGAGAGCATCTACATGTTCCTGATAGGTTTGCCCCCCGATAGCATCGTGGCAGGAAACGGGCCGTTTCTCGCTGGCCGCTGCCACGGCAATGGCCAGCGCCGAACATAAGAGTAAAGCGAACTTAAGTTTCATGGCGCGATCCTAGCAGCCCGGATCGCGAAGTCAAGCACGAACGTGCTACCCGCAGCGAATACTTTTTATTCCTTCTCGACTCAACTCCTATGGCTACTCTCAATGTAGGCGCGATGGCGGCCCGGCTGGGCCTCGATCCCTCAGACTTCCTCGACAAGATGAAGGGCGTGCAGGGATTCAACGGCTTCGCTTCGGCCGAAATGTCGCGGCAGTGGAAGAAGACCGGACGCGATGGCCAGGAAGGCCTGCGCCTGATCGACGAAGCGCTCGGTATCCACGTAGCCCGGCCCGTCGCGCGCATCGTGAGCGAGACCTTTCCCGCACTCGGGAAGGCCATGTCGAGCGTGTTGCCCACCGTGGCCTTTGGCGCCCTGGGCTATGCCATCTTCGAATTTGGCGAGCACGTTGCCCAGAAGATGACGGAGGCCAAAAAGAAAGAAGAGGAATATTCCGACGCCGTCCGTAAGACGCAGACCGTTTATGCGGAGTCCTCGGCCAAGAACGAACATTCAATCGACGCCGTGCGCGCAAAGCTGGCTGCTCTCAAAGGCGATCAGAGCGCCGAATTCAAATTCAAGGTGGCATCGATCGACAGCCAGAATGTGGCAGACCTGGCGAAGCAGGTAGATGAACTGGTGGATGCCGAACGCCGGGAAGCCGCGGCCAACGCCGCGCGCATGGGCACTTGGGCCGCACTCGCTAATATCTGGCACGGTATCGTCTCGACCGATGCGGAGCTTGGGGCCGAGAAAATCGGCGCCCAGGTCAAGATCTTCCAGGAGAAATTCGCCGACCTCGCCCGCACCGACGGCCTCGCCGGCACCACCACCGCCGCGGCCTACCTGAACAAGGAACTGGACGCCGCGAAAAAGACTCTCGACGACATGCAGGCAAAGGCCGGCAAGATGATCCTCGCGCCCTCCGTGGGTATGGGTGCGGCGCCCCAGGCGCGTTTGATCGTTACCCCGGAAGAGCTGGCGGCGGCCAATGCCTATTACGCGGCGCTCCAAAAGGCTGCTGCCCTGCAGAAGCAGATCGTCACCGATAAAGGCGATGCGGAGAAAAAGGTCGCGGCAATCGAAGCCGGCGCGCGTCACGCCGAGCAGCTCCGCAGTGAGATTGAGCAGATCCACCGGCTCGGCCAGACGTCGACGGCGGCGGCCGCCGCCGCGGAACTTTTGGCGGCCAGCACGGGAAAAGGGACGGCCGCCAGCATCTTGAACGCTGCAGCGGGCGAAGCCCAAAAGAAGATTCTGGATGCGACGGCCGAAGCCAACACAAAACTTTTCAGCGGCACGCATCAGCCGGTGTCGAGCGATAAGACCGTGCAGGATGCCCTGGCCGAATACGCGGTCATCGAGCGCCGGAATGCTCTCGTCGACCAGAGCGCAAAGTCAGTCGAAGAATTCAATCGCAAACTTGGGGAACAGAGCACGCACGATGATGAACGTATTTCAGCCCTGAACGCCGAAGCCGACGCTCACGGCAAGGTTGCTGGCGAGCAGGCGAAAGACCTGGCGACGCTGGTCCCGCTGCGCGAGGAACTGCAGCACCTCAAGGACGTGTATGCCAGCCTGCCGGCCGCCGATAAGAGAGTGCCCGCGATCGGACCGCCGGCCAATGAGGATCAGGCCTTCGCGCAGCAACTAGCCGCGCAGATTGCCAGAGGCGCGGCGGGGCTGCAGGCGGAGACGGAAAAGAAAACCAACGTCATCCTTCCCGCAATCCAGACGGGCGCCTTTCGCGGGGAGTTAAACAAAATCGAAGAGCAGATGAAATCGCTCGCCGGCGCCGAAGTTTCACCGTTTGCGAAGATCGACGCCGAAGTGCAGAAACTGACTCACGATCTGAGTCTCACGTCACCACAGGCAGAGGAATTACACCGCGCTCTTATCTCTGTGCAGAGCGTCAAGATTGCCGGCGAGTTCGAAAAGGTTGCCGAGAAATTAAAGGAAGCGGGAATCGAGACCGCCGCTCTCGCCTCGGGATCTCCGTTCGCCAAATTGGATGCGGAAGCGCAGAAACTTGGGCGCGAATTCGGCCTGTTGCCACAGCAGATTGCATTGGTGCGCCAGGGCCTGATCGAACTGCAGGCTCTCGAAAACGCGGGCAAAGCCTTCGGCGCCGCCGACTCCATGAATGCCGGCGGAGGCAAGATGCAGGAGCTGCGCCAGCAGATGGACGCGCTCAGCCGCGCCTCGAGCACCGGCCGCACCGATGACGGCACCGCACTTTCAGCCGACGACTTGGCCGCGGTGCGCCTGGAAATGCAGGCCATTCAGGGGGAACAAGACCAGATCCTGCTCAAGACCGGCGGCATCGATGCCGGAATCAAGGCCTGGGCCGATGACCTACAGCGTGTGAAATCGGAAGGCGAGTTTGTTTTCGACATACTGAATCAGGCCTCCAAGGGCTTTGAAGACAACGCGGCAAAATCGCTGATCGACATGCTGGACGCCCAGAAGGGCGGCCACCGCAAGATGATCCAGGAGCTGCGCACCATGTGGGCCGGCTATTTCAACAGCCTGGCCGAGATGGCAATTAAGCATGGCCTGGCGGAGCTGCTGGCGCCGATCGGCAAACAGATTACCGGGCCACTCGGGAAATTGTTCGGGAAATCGGCCGGTGCCGCTACGGGAGCTGCGGGCGCGGCCAGTATGACCACCGCCGGCACCATGTTGCAATCGGCTGCCACCGCGCTGCTGAGTGCGGCCGCGGCCTTGCGCGCAAGCTCCATGAGCGGAGGCGGCGGTCTGTTTAGCGGCGGCGGAGCTGGTGACGCCATCGATGCGGGCGCTCCAATTCCATTCTTTGCCGAAGGCGGCGATGCTACACCTGGATCCAGTTTTATCTCCGGAGAAGCCGGCGCCGAAGAAGTGAGCCTCAATCGCTCCGGAGGTGCGCACGTTACGCCGCTCGGCATGGGCGGCGGTAAAGGCGGTGACGTCTACCAGCATTTCGATCAGCGCGGCGCCGTGGTCACCGAGGACCTCATGACGAAAGGCGATGCCCTGCGTATGGCGTCCATGACCGAAATGCGCTCCGTGAACAAAGCCGTGGCTCTCAGCAGTGAGATCGCACGGCGCTCGTTAGGAAGATAATGCCTTTTACCTACCCCCTCACGCCGCCGGTGATTGCCGGCATCGGCCCGCTCGAGTTCACGCTCGCGCTCGAAGCCATCGTCGCCGAGAACGATTCCCCTTTTGATTTTTCGGAACAGGTCTTCCTCTGGCCTGGCGACATGTTCACCGCCGAACTGACCATGCCGCCCATGCAACTGGTGCAGGGAGAGCAGTGGGTTTCTTTTCTCGCCATGCTGGTGGGCAAGTACGGAACGTTCCTGATGGGCGATTACAACCGGCCCACAGCGCAAGGCCCAATGAGCGGGGCCCCGGTAGTGAACGGGGCGAACGCCAGCGGCTCGAACCAACTCCTGGTGCGTGCTGCAACGGCTTCCATTACGAATTGGGCCGTGGCCGGCGATTACATTCAGGTGACAGCAGCCGGCGGCCTGCAACGGATCCACAAAGTTCTGGCCAATGCCAACAGCTCCTCCGGCGGTCTGGTCACGCTGCAGATTCGTCCGAGCATTCGCGAGGCGCTTGCGGATGGCGTCACTATCGTCACCGCCAACTGTGCGGGCACTTTCCGCCTACAATCGAATCAGACGCCATGGAAGGTCGACAAGAACAAGGTTTACACGATCAGCTTCAAAGCCCGAGAGGCGATGCTGCCATGAGTTCCAACTGGCCCACGCGGCCGCATCATCAATATGTGGATATGAAGCCGTTGACCCCGGCCGAACAGCAAGCCGTCAAGCCCGTGGAATGGAATGCGGCCAGAGCCTGCTTTGAAGGTTTCCAGACGGCCGTAATCAATTGGGTCCCTCCGATGGAATGGGACGATCTGCCCGAGACCCTCCGTGCCGGATGGCTCGCCGCCGCAAGAGCGGCTCGCAGCAGCTTCTAGCAATTTTCCCCGTTTGCCTCGCCATGCCCCGATCTCTTTCCCCCACATTTCTAGCGCAGCTTGGCAGCACGGGCTCATCGCAGCCCGTGCTTTTTGTGGTGCTGGCATTCGCCGACCAAACGCTTTATCTGTTCAACGGCATTGGCAGCTTTGTGGCCGCCGGATCCCCCTATAGCCCGCTTTCCACGTTTCCTTATGGGCAGACCTTCACGGGCGTGGGCTGGCTGGGAAAACTTTCCTCCATTCCTCAGACCAGTAAAGTGCAGGCGCAGGGCATCACGCTGGCGCTTTCCGGCATCCCCTCGGCCCTGGTGAATGAAGCCGTGGCGCAGGTGCGCATCACGGGCACTGCCACCGTGTACCTCGGTTTTTTCAACCCCTCCACCGGCGCCCTGATTCCCGATCCGTTGCAGCTCTTCGCGGGCGCGCTCGATGTTCCCACACTCGATGATTCCGGCGCGACCAGCACGCTCTCCATCACCGCCGAAAATCCCCTGCTGCAATTGAACGAAGCGCCGAATCGCCAGTTCGATGACATGGACCAGCAGATTTATTTCCCCGGCGATCTCGGTCTGAGCTTCCTGGGCGCGCTGGGAAACCTGGCGCTGTTCTGGCCAGCGCCGGTCGCGAATGCCAGCGTGTTCGCCGTGGACTTTATTTTGACGCCGAATGGCGCCGATATCGGCGTGGGCGACACGCTCCAGATGTCCGCCACACTCAACTACAGCGACACCAGCTACTACACCATTACCGGCAGCGGCCACTCGGGCAGCGGGGCGGCGTGGATAGGCGGCATTTCGAGCAGCAATCCAAAGATCGCGACCGTGAACGAAAACGGACTGGTGACGGGCATCAGCCCCGGCATCTGTCTGATCATCGTGCGCGCCGTCTATCCCTACGGTACCCCCGCGCCCGCGTCCGAGAAACGCGTGGCCTGCACCGTCATCGTGAGCAGCGGCGCAGCTCCGGGCAATCTTCTAATGGGAGCGAGCACGAGCACGCCCGGCGGTGTTCGGCAGATATCGACCGCCTCCAACCTCATCAGTCAATATCCGATCACGAGCAGCGATTCTGTCTGGACTGCAAATGGCGGCACGATTGTCCTGTCCGGGGGCATGTGCGTCGATGCTTCGGGCAATATGTACATTTTCGATGCCGGCGGCAGCGCGATCTACAAGGTTCCATTTGCCAGTGGTGTTGCGGTTAGGATTGCTGGCACCGGAACCGCTGGGCACTCTGGCGACGGCGGAGCAGCCACAAGCGCTCAAATCGCCAGTACCTCGACAGGGATCGCCGTGGATGCGGCGGGCAACGTTTATTACTGCGATTACCAGTATGTGCGGGCCATTAACATGCAGCCGACGACGCAAACGCTTCTGGGCGTGTCGATCCCCGCGGGCTGCATCGCAGGAGTGGCCGGAATTTGGAATTCAGGGGGCTATACGGGAGATAGTGGCGCTGCCACGTTGGCTCACTTAAATACCCCCTGCGGCGTGGCGTTCGATTCGGCGGGTAATTTGTACGTCGCCGATTCCAACAATAACGCCGTCAGGCAGGTCACCACGGCCGGGATCATCAACACATTCATTGGCGGCGGTGGTCCCGATATCGCGGGTCACTCAACGCAGCACTCTGGCGATGGCGGCTCTTATCTGACGGCTCAAATCTGCGCTCCCACGGCGCTCTGCTTTGACGCTAACGAGAATCTCTACATCTTTTGCGCCAATACAGGAAATAGTTTCAGCAGTGGCGGCTCTCCGATCGGCAACGTTCTGCTCTATTCTTCGGTCACTCAAGTTGCAGCAGCCGTCGGCGTGTACCCATCTGTGAGCACGGCTTATACGGCAACCGCAGTTGTCGGAGGAATTCCAGCAGGGAACCTGGCTGGAGGCATGTTGAACGTCGTAGGACTCACCGGCACACCGGGAGTGGCGGACAACGGCGAATATGAACTCTGGCCGGGCGCAGGCAGCTCAGGTTTCGCTCTGCAAAACCCATACGGAGCCGTTCTAACGGGGGGCGCCGGAGCGGCCTATGCGGAGGGCGCCATACCGACCATTCGAGTGATCAATCTCAGCGCCACAACGCAAGTATGCTGCGGCATCTCCATCCCGGCCGGGGCTATCAACTCCGTGGCGGGGCTGCACTACGCAGGCTTCAGTGGCGACGGTGGGTCCGCTCTTTTCGCGCAGCTTGGCCTGAACACCTATGGGATCGCAGTTGATGGCGTGGGGAATCTTTATATCGCCGATATAAGCAATAAGCGCATCCGAATGGTCAACGCTGCCGGAACGATTAGCACTTATGCCGGCAACGGGACCAATGCCAACACCGGAAATGGCGGCCCGCCTGGGGCGGCGGAAGTCCGGGTCTGGGAAGGTCTCTGCTTCGTGCTCTCCTAATCCACGGTCACCCAATGAAACTGAAACGATATTCCAACTGGCCTACCCGGCTGCATCTGCTTATCCAGAATTCGAAAGACGTCCCGTTCGATTGGGGGCGCCGCAACTGTGGCCTGTTCGTAACACAGTGGATTCGCGAGGCCACCGGCGTGGACCTGGGCGCTCCCTTCCTGGGCAAAGCTACCGATGAAGCCAGCGCGGAAGCGATCTTTCTAAACGGCTTTTCCGGGCCCACTGCGCTCGGCGATTTTGCGGCTTCGATTGCGGCCGCCAATTCGATTGCGGAAGTACTGCCAGTCACCTACGCGCAGCGCGGCGATGTGGTTTGGGTGGATAACAGCACGGCTCTAAACCCCAGCGCTTATGGCGCCCTAGGCGTGGTGAGCACAGACGGCAAAAATGCCGTTTGTATGTCGGAAAAGGGAACGGTGCGCGTGCACATGCAGCACTGGAAACGCGCCTGGAGAATTTGAATTGTCGAAAACCATTGAAGAAATCGGGCTAATTGTCGGAGGTCTGGCATTTGCCATGGCCACCGGGCCGATCGGCATCGCCATGCTTGGCCTGAGCGCGAGCGCGGCCTCGGCCATGATCGGCATTGGACTGACTACGGCCCTCGCCGGCGTGGGCCTGGCCATTCGCCCCACCAATCGGCCGGTTGGAGCGGCGAACACAATCAGCTTCGGCAACGGGAGCAGTCCGCGGCGCGTGCTCTATGGCCAGTTCCAGACCGCGGGCGTGCTCACCGATGCTAGCTTTCCCGCGTCGGCCAACCTTTCAACGACGGCGCAGTACTTGCACCTGGTCTATACGCTGACCGGGCACGAAATCTCGAGCTTCGATGCCGTCTCGATCGATGGCACGGTCTATAACTTCGGCACTAATGGGCTCATCGGCGATCTCTATTACGGCGGCGGCGTGGGAGACAATCTGTGGCACGTCATGCCCGGAGGCGGCGTCGCCGTCAACGACATCTACTGGCAGCACGTTTTCTTTGAATTCGATTTTGGCCGCCCTCTCAATACCGGGCAGCCCTTTCCGGCTCTGGCTTCGGGGGATTCCTCCTGGACTTCGGCCTGCCTGCAGCGCGGCTGCGCCAAGGTGCATGTGATCCTGCGCGCCGATGCTGGCTGGACGGTGCTTTTCCCCAGCGGCCAGCTCCCCAACATTCAATTCCTCATCACCGGGAAAAAGCTGATCGATCCTCGCATCGTTACCGCCTGGCAGCCTTTGACGGTGTATGCGAAATATCAGTACGCTCTGGATTCCGCAGGACACATCTGGGTGCAGACAAACACCAGCGGCGCCAGCGGCGCCGGCCCGGCCAGCCCGCTTATTTATGTCAGCAGCCCCACCACCGTGAGCGATGGTACCTGCAGTTGGACCAGCTACGGCTATGGCCAAACGCAGATCTCAGAAGGCGTCGACGGCAATCCGCAGGGCCACTTGGTGAATGCGCGCCTGGTGAATGATGCCTGGGCGGCAGGATCGACATACGCCGTTAACTATGTAATCGAAGCCCCGCTTGGCTACGTGCAAATGTGCACCGCGAGCAGCGGAGCCGTGGGAAGCACGGAGCCCGCATTCGCTCTGACTCTCGGCGGCGCCACCACCGATGGCGGCGCCACCTGGACCTGCCTGGGCCGGAGTTGGCACGCCATCAACCCCTCGAACCCGGCGCTGATCGTCAATGACTATCTGCAAGATACCGACGCCGGCCTGGGGGGCGCGCTGAATACGATCGATATCGCTTCGGTCTGCGCGGCCGCCAACGTGTGCGAAGAGCAGGCCCTCATCATCTGGAACGCCGATAACACCGTGGTTTATGAGAACCAGTACGCCTGCGATGGCATGTTCGATCACAGCTCGACGCGCGGCGACGTGCTCAGCTCACTGCTGGCCTCGATGGCCGGCTGGGCGATTCCGCCCGGCGATCTTTGGCACGTCATCGCCGGAAGTTTTCAGACACCCACACTCAGCCTGGGCGATGGCGACATGCGAGGGCCGACCAAGGGCGATTTCCGGCTTTCGATGCGCGATGTCTGCAACTCGGTAAAGGGAAAATTCTCGCCCGCCTTTATTCCAGCCAATCCGGCGGCGCTGGTTTCCATGACCAACCTGCCGGGCATTTGGCAGGAACAAAGCTTCCCCGCCTACCAGGCGAACGGCTCGGCCGGCAAGCCTAACTATCTCAATTCGGAAGATGGCGGCCAGATCAAATGGCTCGACCTCAAGCTGGATTTCACCACCAGTATGTGGATGGCGCAGCGCCTGGCGAAAATCGCCATGATGCGCACGCGCTTCCAGCAGACTCTAACGCTGGCCTGCAAAACAATCGCGCTGCAACTCGAGGCGAGCGACGTTTTCGATTTCACTCACGCACGCTGGAACATTGTGAGCCAGCCCTTTGAAGTGACCCAGACATCAATGACCATGGAACCCGCCGACGGGCGCGCTTCGGAAAAAGACGGGCCTTCGCTCGGCGTCGATCTGACGGCGCGGCAGACCGATCCTTCGGTCTACGAATTCCAGGGGCCAAGTTCTGCCACCGTATTCGGCGAGTACTCGCCTTATGGAATTACCGGCGTGATGACGGGTGTGGAATAGAACTCACTTCATCAGGGCCATGGCCAGAAAGCGCCGGGCATGCGTTTCCTGCGCGTTGATCTCGTCGGTGATATCAACACCATCTTTTACCAGATGGCCGCGCAGGGGGTCGCCTTCGGCGTGCACCCGATAGGAAGTCCGCTCCACTCGAATGTCGTCGAGCAGACGGTGCATCAGGCGAAGAAACATGCGGCGTTCAGGGTCGGTGAGATCGATGCGGCAAGTTTGCCGCCGCTCAGTTACGGTTTCAGGCATAATCAGCTCCAACTTTCTCGGCATCAGCAGGCGCGCATGAGGCCAGATAAAAACGTTAAGAACAGCGCGGCGCAGACCATCGCGCCCGTCCACGGCGAAATCGAAACCGTCGAGTTTGAGGTCTTCGAACCAAAGTACTGCGAACGTTGCGGGCGGATGGGGCTGCGCGTCAAAGGCTCGCGCGAAAAATACTGCTCCTCCTGCAACGAATCGCTTTCCGCGCTTCCGCCGGCCACCGCCGAACTCTCAGCGCGCGAACTGCCGCCAAGAGTGTTCTCGAAGGAAACCGTGTCTGAGGAAACCAACTCCTCAAGGATCTCGCCAAAGCGATAGTGGTTGAATTGCACCTGGCCGTCGGCGCGAACGATGGTCTCGACAGCTTCCACGCTCAACTTCATTGCAGGCCTCCCAGCGGTTTGGCATTGCGAAAGATCAGCCACAGAAATAGCCGGTCGAGCTGGTCCCAAACGAATAGCTGTAGATTTGTTCTCACTTTTTGGCCGCCTTGCGACCTTTCTTGTAGGCAGCCGACGGGCGCTTCGGCTTTGACTGCGGGATGTCCGAAAGCTTGGGCGGAACAACAGGCTGGCGATGCGGGAAAGAGGCTGGGATGGGCCGCTCGGCAGAGGGCTGAGGGTTCGGCTCGTCCAGTTTTCGCACCAGCCGCACCAGCCAAACCAGATCCTTCATAGTGATGCCGTATTGCACCTTGCGATCGATCTCATTGAAACGGTCAGCGTCAACTTTATTCATAACCCAGCGGGTGCCTTTCTGGGATCGGAGTCTAGCGCGATCCCAACGGCAGCGCAAGGGCCATTGGTAACAAAAAGGGAAAATGATCACCTGCATAAAAGACCAGCTCATCCGCGATGAAGGCGTGCGCCTGCAGAAATACCTGGACTCGCGCGGCTTCTGGACGATCGGCGTCGGCCACAACCTGGACGCGAATCCCCTGCCCTACGACATTTCGCAGGGCATCTCGATGGCGCTGGCCACGCAGATTGAAGGGGATGACATTGCGCGTGTGACCGCGCAGCTCTTTGGCGACCTACCCTGGCTGCGGTCGCTCGATGTGGTAAGGCAGGGCGTCTTCCAGAACATGGGCTTCAACATGGGCGAAGGCGGAGTACTCGAATTCCATCACGATCTGGCCGACACCCAGGCCGGCAGGTATGTGCAGGCCGGCGCCGACATGAAGGCCTCGCTGTGGTACGGGCAGGTGGGCCCGCGGGCCCAAAGGCTCGTGCAGCAGATGATCACGGGCGTCTGGCAATAGGGTTCCCCCTCTCTCTTCGGGTTCCGTGGTAGGAACTTTTCGAGAAGGGATCACTCCATGAAGAAACTGATCGCACGAGCAAAAGCCTTTTGGGCGTCACTGCCTCACCAGGTGCAGGCCGCGGTTGTGGTATTCGCCACAGTGGCCGCCACCACGCTGAGTAAGGAATTGCAGGCCCTCACCTTTAGCACCCCGCATTTCACCTGGATCACTTTGCAGCATGACGTCTGGGCCTCCTGCGTGGCCGGCTTCATCGCGCTGCGCGCTTTCTACATGTTCCCCAACCGTAACGCTCCGGAGCAAGGGGCGATCGCGCCGCCGGCAGAGCTGGGTGGGAAATGAAGACGGCTCTTTCGATTGCACTTATCGCCTTGCTCGCAGCGGCGACGGCGGGAATCCTGGTGGTGGTCCATGACCTCCACCGGGATCTCACCGACCTGCACACCGTCATCGATGAGACCGCCGTCACCGTGCGCACGGCCGGCGGCTCCATTCAAACGACGGGCAAGGCCGTGGGCGATGCGGTCACCGATATCGCCGACGCTGCGGAAAACTCCCAGCACGATATCCGCGACCTGGCGAACGGACTGACCGGCAGCATGGACCGGGTTGCCACCGACACCGCGCGCAATCTCGAAATCTTTGGCGGGACGCAAAACGAGATCCGGCAAATCATCCGCGACCCTCGCTTCAAAAAGCAGGTATTCGATGCGCTCGAAAACTCGAACGAGCTGCTGCAGCATGCTCAGCTCACGCTAACGACCGCGGACGGAACTCTCGGCAAGAGCCAGGACACGTTCGATGCCGCCACCGGAACCTTGCACCAGGCCTCGGCGCTCTTTGCCAATGCCGATCCTTTCGTCATGAACCTGGGGAAAATTTCAGGCGACGCCTATACCACAGAGCATCGTTACTTCTTCCCCACGAAGCAGAAGATGTCGGTCGCCGGCTATTTGTGGAAGGGATTCGAAATCGGGAAAGAGGTTGTCTTGCCGGGCTCCGAGATCGGCTACTACCTGACCAACATGAAGTGAGGAAACCGAGCCGCTGGCTTTTGGCGTAGACTTCGGATCGGAGGGGAATTCAAAATCATGAACAAATTTGAAAGCTGGCTTGAGAGAGCTGGCAAGGATTTCGAGAAAGGCCTCACCTTCGTGCTGCCTATTGCGGCCAGCTCGGGCGAAGTGGCTGTGGCGGCTTTCGCCCCGGCTCTGGGTCCGATGTTTAATTCCACCGTCAACGCCGTCGTGCTAGCCGAACAGAAGTACACCGCGCTCGGTAAGCAGACCGGAACCGGCGCATCGAAACTCGCGGACGTCGTCACGCTGATGGGTCCGGTGATTGCGCAGGGCTTGAAGGATGCAGGCCAAAGCTCGGATGCCACGGCCGTGAACGGCTATGTGAGTTCCGTAGTTGCGGTGCTGAATGCGGCCCCGGCGCCGACGCCAGCGCCCGCAGCAGCCTCATAACAAACTCAACGCGCATGATGTGCATAAGATTCGTATGCACATCATGCCCCGCTTTTGGTGCGGGTGTAGGATTGCCTTATGGCCAGCCCCGCCAAAGCTCTCGCCCCCGTCGCCCTTTCTCCCGCCGAGATTGAAGCTTTAGCTGCGGAGTACCGCGACCTGGATGCACAAATCGCGGCGATCGATCTCAAGGCCAACGAAGAGATACGTCCTCTGCGGACCCGTATCGACGAGGTCTGGGAGCTGCTGATTGCCCAGGTGCGGAAGTACGGTTCGGCGCATGCCGAGAAATCGAAGCTGCTCTACGGCGTGACGCTCGAAGTGATGGGCACGTTTGGCAGCTCCTCGAGTGCGGACGCCGCCGCAGTGGAAGCGTTTCGCCTGCTGTTGGTGAAAGCCAAGAAAGCGCGCCTGCTGAAACTCATCTTCGAAAAGACGGAACGCTGGGCGCTCACGGCAAAGGCCTCCGTCATCCTGCTGAAAGCTCATGCCGAAAAGCAGATCCCGAATAAATTGTTTATCGCCTTCGCGCGCTGCTCGGTATCGAAGGATCGCACGCCCACGCTGGTGGTGCGCGAGAGAGTAAAGCCAGCCTAGCCGTCTTCGAGTGTTAAGCTAGAGAGGTCATGACGGGCAAACGCTCATCCGTCCAAGGTAGAAGCGAAGAACCCGTAGCGTGTCGATTTGAATCCATCCAAAGAGGTCGCGGCTATCACAGTCGTGTCATAATTTAGAGGCTTACCCTTGAAATCCCCACTCCAGCCCGGAACCCTAAAGGGTCCGGGCGATTTTTTGTTTTGAGTGGAGAGCGCGAACAAAGGGGCCTTCCTTCCCTAAGCGGCTTTCTTCGCGGCCGTCGGCGAGATCGCTTCCTTCACCGCCTTCGCGATGCGGAATTTCACCACCGTTCTCGCCGAGATCTTGAGCGCTTCGCCGGTCTGGGGATTGCGTCCCATGCGGGCGTTGCGGTGGGCTTTGACCAGGCGGCCAATGCCGGGCAACACGAAGACGCCATTCTTCTTCGTCTCTTTGATGGCGACGGCGGCGAGCTCGTCGAGGAAAGTGTTCGCGATTTTCTTGTTGATGGGAGCGCCGAGTTCTTCGGCAAGGTAGGCGACTAGCTTGGTTTTGCTCATTGTGGCTGTGGGCATTTGTTCCTCCAGCGTGGATAATAGCGCAGTTGCACAAATGAAGGTTCGATTTCAGTACGCGCCTCCCTATCCAGCCGCCAGATTCCGGGCGAGATTCCAGCTTCGATACGTGGAGTTCTGCTGCGAACGCATGGAGGCGGTCGTTACGGAGACCCGCGCCATTCAGTTCGGAGCCCCGATCCTCACCGACCGCAAGGAATGCGAGCTTGCCATTTACTACTGGAGCTGCTGGCCCGAGGGCCCCGCGCTCACTCGCCTGCCGCTCGACTTCTGTCCGTTCTGTGGCGAACCCATCGAACTCGAAGAGATAACAATCGGCTGAGCGTTTTGCACAGTTTCCACTTGGCCGCACAGGCCTGCGGGTGATAACGATCCCGCATGGCACAAAACGCAGCCGCCGGCTTCCAGTTCCCAGCTTCCCGAAAAACGCCTCACAATCCAGGGCTCGCGCTGGTGCTTCCGCGCCAAGCGCCGGCCACTGATTTCCAGCTCACCCCACCCATGCCTCGCAGAATCCCACGCCACACGCCGGCCGGTCCCGGCTCTCCTCCGGAGAAACGGAAGCCGCGGCGCCAGCGCAAGCCTCCCGTCTCGCTCAGCGATGAGCAGCTCCTCGCTCTGTTGACTCGAGCGAAGGAACATCGGCAGCGCGATTACGTGATGATTCTGGTCACCTACTGGCACGGGCTGCGGGCAAGCGAAACCGTGGCCCTGAAAGAGAGCGATTTCAACCTGGACGATGGCACGGTGCAGATTGTTCGAGGCAAGGGCAGCGAGGGGGGCAGCCACACCCTGCAGGAGTTCCCCGACAACCCGCTTTTGAACGAAGCGGTGGTGGTGGCGGACTGGCTGGCGAATCGGGGGCAATTCGGGGTCAAAGGCGGTGCCAAACCGGGGCGTGTGCGGAATCTCGCACAGCAGCCAAAGTGGAAATTGAAGGGCGAGATCCTGGATGATCGAGTTCCTGGAAGTGGGACCGACCCTGCAAAAATGCAACAATCTACGAAGATTGTTACATTTTCACCTGACGGGCCCGAGAAATTGCCTCCGGGTGATGTCTGGGCTTGGCCGCCTGGCGAAAAACCAGAAACTTACCATTTTCCTCCCGCGTTTGAGGGAGCGCCCTGCGAAAAGCCAGCGGGTGGCTCCGAACCCCCACCCGACCCCTCCGCCTCGCTCCTAGCCCCCTCAGCGGCTCCGGATACCCCATCAGAGCTGCTTTTCCCCATTTCCCGGGTCCAATTCTGGCGTATCGTCCACGGCTATGCCCTCGCCGCCGGCATCCCCCGGCGGAAGTGCAAAACCCACATGCTCAAGCACACCATCGCCAAGCACCTGGTGCGGGCCGGGCATCCGCTGAACGAGATCCAGGAATGGATGGGCTGGTCATCGATCGAGACCATGAACTGGTACACCCGCGCCGACGAAGAAGAGCTGGGCACCCGGATTGGGGCTACCATTCGAAGCAAGGGCGGCTTGCGCCAGGTCCAGCAGGGGAGTCTGTTCTCATGAAGCTCTATTGCGTCACCGTCCAATCAGTTGACCCGGTGCCAATGGATGACGGGTTGACCGTGAACATTCTGATGCCGGCCAACGATCCCGCGCACGCCCGGCGGCGGGTACACCGCTACTACGCGGGAAGAATTCAGGCGGTCCGGAAAATTGCGGAAGGGAGTATGTTCGCGAGTTTATTTCCATGATGGAGAAACCCGATCGATCTTTTCCAAGAAATCTATTGCGGTGCGGAAGGGATCGCGCTAAACTCCGATCCCAAGAAAGCCAGCCGCTGGTTTTCGGGAGGAGAACATGATCGCGCAGGAAGACGACCCCGAGCTTCTGGAATGGCTGGCCACCGCTGACACCGAGGGGGGCGCCTTCGTTTCCTCTCGCTCACGCGGGCCTGGTCGCCGACTTTGAAAACTATCCCATCTTGCGGCCGGTACTGGTCGCGATGCGCGCGAAGTATCCGCAGTACGAGCCCAGCGAGTACGAGCCCAGCGAGATTGCCGATCGCGGCATCACTCTGCATGACTTTCCCCAACAAGAGGCAGGCGTGAGCGAGCATCGGCTCAACGCGGAAAATCTGATCATCTCCTGGGTGGATCGCGGATTCGAGCCGCGCTGCGCGTCCGACCCGAAAACCCCTGACGGCGTCGACCTGGACATGTCGAAAGGCGCGGAGAGGACCTGCGCGCGAGCGCTGCCGTATCCGGCCAAGCGGTGCGGCTACTTCGTGGTGAACTGCGAAGACTGCGGCCTCTCCGCCTGCATCACCACAGCCGGACGCCGCGACGATCCGCGCTCGATCACTTTGGCCTGCAAGGAAAGGTTTTCGCATGAGAACTGATTTTGAATACTCCCGAGAAACGGGAGAACTCCGATTCTTCGTGTACCCGGAGACCCAGGCGGAAGCGGCTATCTTTGCTGCCTTGCGAGATAAAGGGGTCCAGCCCGTACTGATTGAGTCGCCTTCAGCCTCAGGCTTGCAGTTCAACCTCAAGCTGGCGCAGCCTTCGAAAGCGATTAAGGAAGGGCGATCGCGCCATCGTGGTTGAAGGTGCACAGTCCAACCATGAAGATGAGACCCAGCGAAATTATCTACTTCGGCGATTCGAAGATTTCTTCGGCCGAGCGCGACGTGCTACTGAGCGAGCCGGCCTGCGACCGCTATAAAACGAATTGGATCAAGCCGCGGATGAGCCGCCAGCGAGCCGAGTACGTGCGCCAGCTCCGGTGCGCGGAGAACCGGAGTTATCGCGTGGTGGCCTGCATCACGTCCTTGGAGTGGGGAGCGGATGCGAATTGGGAGCCACTCTCCAATCAACTCGCGGGAATGGCCCTGTGCCGCGCCCGCAGAACTACTCGGCGAGAATGTGGAGGGCTATCCATGGCAGGCAAACGTGGCATGAGCGGTGGCAAGCTCTACCCGTGGATCGACGAGGAGTACGGCCCGGTCCAGCGGCATTGGATGTGGGAGCGGACCCATAGTGATCCGAATTCTAATCGTGAGCGCGAGCGCGCCGAGATCCTGCAGGCGGAACGGGAGCTGGATCAAGGGCTTGCAATACTTCCTAGAAATTTTCGTCGGTATGTCTCATCAACCTTTCCTTATGTGTGAGCACATCAAAACCCCGAATGGTGGCGAGTTCATTATCTGCGGCCTTCGTTCGCCGGCGCGGCGCTGTGTTCACTGCGGCCTGCCCGGAGTGTTTCTCTGCGACTGGAAAGTAAAAGGCCGGCGCAGCGGAACCTGCGACCGCGCCATGTGCGCGAAGGACGTCCGCGAAGTGGCGCCCGGAAAACATCTTTGCCGCGAACACTCGCGCGCGTGGGACGATTGGCAGCGATTGCATAGCGAGCAGGCCGCCCGCATTCTCGTGCGGCGCCAGCCTGAGCAGATGAGCCTGCTCTGAGCCATGGGCCTCTACAACTTCAAGAAGCGCTTCGCTCCCTTCGTACGGAATGGCACAAAGCGCCACACCATTCGGGCGAAGCGCCGCTATCCCGACAAGCCGGGCAACCCCGTGCATCTCTACTGCGGTCTCCGCACCAAACACACGGAACTGCTCGGCCGGTCCACTTGCGTTAAGGTCGAAGACATCAGGGTCACGATAGATCGGCAGGTTTACATCGACGGCGTGCTCCTCTTTGACGATGAAAAAAATCAGCTCGCATTCCGCGATGGGTTCCGTTCGCGTGGCAGAGCGCGGGCTTTCGAGGAAATGATGGAGTTCTGGGAAGGCCGCCTGCCCTTCACCGGCGACATCATCCACTGGAAGAAGTTCTAAATTCTCAGGTTTTCCACTGAATCCACTTGGATGCACAGGCCCGGTGTATATATAAAACCCTCGATCGTCTTTCGGGGGTCCTATCGATCCGACGGGGGTAACCGATTGGCCAAGAACGACCTGACACCGTTGAAGCTGGTTTATCCTCATACGGACAGAGGAAAACCTGTGGAAGCTGTGTATAAGGGCCGCGCCCATGGTGGCACGCGGGAGTGTGATCCCTCGCGAAAGCCGCACGCCGGCCATCCGGAACTTGGCACGGCTTCGATCGAGTACGAAACGCCGCCGGAACTTTTCGATGTGCTCAACCGCGAATTCGGGTTCACCGTCGACGTCTGCGCGACCTCCGCCAACGCCAAATGCAAACGCTTTTTCACGGTGCGGGAAAACGGCTTGGCACAACGGTGGGCTGAGTCAGGTTCCGCCGTGACCTGTTGGATGAATCCCCCCTACGGCGACCAGGCCATTACCCGCTGGATGGCGAAAGCGCATGGCGAAGCTCTGGCTGGCGCCACCGTGGTTTGCCTCGTGCCGGCGCGCACGCATACCGCCTGGTTCCACACCGTCTGCGGGCAGGCCGAAGTGCGATTCCTGCGCGGCCGTCTTCGCTATGTCGGCACCGACGGCGAAGCGCCCTTTGCGCAGCTCGTCGTCATCCTTCGCCCGTCGCTCGACGGCAAAACGCTTGGCCGCCCCTGGGTAATGAAACCATGGGAGTGGCGCCCGCTGTCAAAGCAGCGCCTGCTGGATCTGGCAAGCCTCCCGGTAGCAAGCGGCCAATGAAGCCGATGCCGGCAGGCGCGCGGCGTCTCGCTCAATCTCTAGTGGATCGTGTGCGGCACTACGAGCGGAATTGCCGCTGCCCGCAGTGCCATGGCGCCGAGAGCGGACCGCTTGCCTGCATCGAATGCGAATTCTGTGTGGCCAATCTGCGCAAGCTGCTGCTCGGCGAATTGACCACGAAGGCAGCGGGTGCGTTTTTCTCTTGCCTTGCGGAAACGGATCGCGCTAATCTTCTTTCCATGAAAACCGTCAAGGCAATTCGCAAGCCCAAACTCAAAGCCCACGCGAAGGTGAAGGCTAAAGCCAAGTTGAAGGCGAAAGCCAAAACGAAAGCCACGCCCCGCGCTCACGCTCACAAGCTGAAAAAGCCCGCGGCATCGGCCCGGCCGAAATCGACGCTGAGCGTTATCTCCGGAGGCCCCAGGAGCGGTGACAGCGATCGCGGATTCTATCTGCGCTTTGGCACCGAGAAAGATGGGCTGGGCCCGTCCCTCAAGGCAGCGGTGAAAGCGACCTCCGAGAAAGCCGGAGTGAGTATGAACGAATTCGCCGCCGCGGCCACGCTGTATTGGGTGGAGATGGGCGAGAAGGGCGAATTCCCTCCGTCGATCGTAGCGGAAAAGAAAGCCATCGCGGTCTAAACCGCGCAAAGCCTCCCGGTCCAAGGGACAAAAGCGGCAGTGAGATCATCCGAAGAGGATGGTTCACTGCCGCTTTCCTTTTTTGGGAAATCATCGGGAAATCAGTCCTCGCAGAAGTGGCGGAGGCGCCCTCGCGGCCCGCGCCACGCTCCCTACTGCCTGGCGCGGGCTTACAGCGAGTGGTGACCGGAAGCAGGAGACTCGCTTCATGCCGCCTGACGCTGCAGATGGTGCAGCTTGAAGAAGTCCACGTTGGTCATGGGTTGAGTAACACCCTGGGCGATCCATCCGAGCGGAGTCTTCCCTCCCTCGAAGGTAGGATGGTAGACCAGGATGATCGGCTCCTCGGGGGTGCCGGTATTCTCAAACTTGCAGCCGCCTTTCAGAATGGCCTCCGTGCTTTGTTTCAGTAGACTTTGCGCAAGCGGTTGGTCGTCGTTACTGTTGACCAGGTCGATGATGGTGCGGTTCGGCAGTTCGAGATGGCCGCGATAAGCTTTCGGTTGCATTTGGAACCTCCTATGGGATCGGGCGGGAAGCCACTGGCTGGCTTTACGCGCCCGCAGCCGACACTCTAGCAGAGAAATTCCTGGGGGAAAACAACGAAGAGAAAACAGGCACAGGCTAAACAGGGGGCGTTACTACCTCTTCGCGGGTCTTCCTTTCTCGAATGTTCTCGGCGTGGTGCGAATGCCGGCCTCGCGGGTATGCGCATGAGAGAAAATATAACGGGGCGCGGCCGGTGCGAATGTACAAAACTGCTCAGGCCAGATTCCGATTCCCATTCTTCGGCCCAAGCGCATTGAGTTCGCGACGTGTGCGGTCGGCCCGCGTGGCTTCGTCGACGGGAAAGAAGTTGCCGGCCGGTAGGGCGCCGGTCACTTCGAGAAATTGAATCTCGACCTTGGCTGTCTCGATGATCTTCTGCGCTACGAAGCCAATGGCCTTGGCGCGGTCGATATCAAGCGGCTTCTCTTTATCATTGAGCCCTTCGATGGCGGCGAACAGATGATTACGCAGATCTCCGATTGTGTTTTTCATTTTTCGCTTTCTCTCGATAGGTGTGTTTGAGTTGGTTAGCCAGGCGAATCGCCTCTTTCAATTCCGGCGAATAGCGATAGTGGTAGTCATGGGCCTTCGCGAACGGGCGCAGTTCCATCTGTCGAACTGTGCAGCCGGTCGTTCCGTCTTTCCAGTAGACATATTGGTGTCGTGGGATCGGCCCTCGACGCGCCTGCCAGACGGCGCGGAGCGCTTCGATGCCCGCGAAGAAATCGCGGACGCGAATTGCCGTCCTCGCAATTACGGGCATAGGCTTGCCTCGGAGCGAACGGATTTGCAGGCCCCCGCTTCGATTGCCCAGCGCCTCATGACTGATCAGGCTGGCCGGATATCCCCAGGCGATCAGCCAGCGGAGTTTGTTGAGCGTATCCGCGGGGTCAATGTTAAGGTTCCGTGGCACGGTGTCGAGCGTTGGTCGGTAGGAGAGCACCTGCGCTTCCTTGCGGCGCCGCATGAAAAGTTTCCGGCCCTCATGGCCTCCCCAAACCAGTCGACCGAGGGATGTCTTCCCCAGCCCGACTTGTTTTGCCACGGTTTTATATCCGATCCCGAGCTTCTGCATATCGAGCAGAAAGGAACGAACGCGATCGGTCGGCACAAGATCATTTGGGCCGAATAGCATCACATTGTTTGCGAGCTTGTCCTTGTAGAGCCGGTTCCCACGCCGGCAGCGCCAGCACCTGCAGCCGGCCAAGTAGCGCATCATGTGCCCGTGTGGTTTACCGCGTCCCAGCACTTTCGGAGAAGGTAGGTCTGGCGGCCTCATGCCGCGATCACAATCCCTTCCCATGGAGCTGGGTTCGGCACGTCGTAGAGAACCACGAAAGCGTGGATCACATTGGGAATATTCAGCGACGTTGTGAGGAACCACACTCCAGGCACCACGCGCTGCGCGCCGAAGGCGACGAGCTCGCCTAGCGCATTCTGGTGCGGCCCGGTCTTCGAAATGGCAAACGGGACCGACAGCTCCGGAGCCAGCCACAGCGCCAGGCTGGCGCCGCCACAGACCAGATCCTCGCCGCGATAGCCGGCGACGTCGGCGACGTAACGCACGAAGAGCTGGCAGATGGGAATCGCGGGATCGCCGAACAGCTCCGCAGCGCCGATGCACCAATCCGAGACTTCGGTAAAGGTCTTCAAAACAGGTTCGCCTGCCTCTCCTTCGGTTGCTCCGGAGCTGCGTCGTGCAGTTTGTTGAGCTTGTCGATGCAGTCGAGGCACGGCCCTTTACGCACGCCGTCGATGCGGTGCTGGGTGTACTTGTGTTGCTCGCTCATGACAGAGCCTCGCTTGTCGATATTCTCGATTCGCCCGTCACTTCTACGCCTTGCGCTAATTGCTCTCTAGCAATCCAACCGCGTGCGGCCCAGATGCTTTCTCTTCGACCGCCGCCAGAAAGCATGAACTGGCCGTGGGTTTCCCACCATTTACGGAACGGATGATCAGTATCATCGAAATCAGTAAACCGCGTTATTAGAGGCTCGCTCATCGCCTTCGTGCCGAGCTTGGCCAGTTCAGTGAGAGCTTCCAGAAATTCAGTCAGCGCGGCTTTCCAGTTTTCGTTCTTCACGCTGTTCGCGTTCGTCGTTGACATCGTTTTTCCTTTCCGCGGTAAACATGGCGCCCAGCTCCCAGATGGGAACGGGAGCCAGATACACGTCATCGAGACGCCTTCGGATCTCCGCTCTGCGCTACCACGACGGGCACAGGCCGCCCCCAGCCGAGAAGCCGCCTTATAGCGAAGTCCGCATTGGCGTCGATGCGATTGAGGCGCTGCAGCGCATCTTCGCTGATCAGCACGTCATACCAGCCATCGCTGCGCAGTTCGCCCGGACCGAGCGTGCCGGCAAACTCCCTCGCGAAAAAGCGTAGTTCTGCATTGACTTCGGGGCTTATTCTGATCGTTGCCATAACGGCCCTCTCCTCTCTATCCTGCTTTCGTCTGTTCGTCGGTGCAGACAATCTTTTGCGCCGCCTTCCTTCGGCCAAGGCCATGGCGGAAGAGATCCCGATTGAGTTTTTGCTCGGCGGGATCTACCTGCATTATGGGATGGATGCTGGGCCAGGCTCCGTCATGTGCCAGGGGCTCAGATTCGCGCACGTAATTGGGCCGCGACGTTTGCCAGTGGGCTCGCTCTTCTGTTTTGTGAGTCACGGCTAGGCCGCCCTTTGGTTTGGCGGCTTAAGCCCCTGGGGCTGCCGGCGGTCAAAGCGTAGCGACCGTTGCGCCCGTATTTCGTCGCGAATGTTCTTGGCGGCTCGTCTGATTCCCAGAGCATCCATGGCGCGGCTCAACGTGTTGCGGTGCATTTGCAGGGCTCGCGCTGTATGGCAGAGATTACCGCCGGTTTCGCGCAGGTAGGCCAGAATCAACTGGCGTCGTAGTACGACTGTTCCTTCACTCCAAGTGATTCCCGCCGCAACCATCTTCGCGGCGCATTGTTCGATCAGCGTTGGTTCTTTCATTGGCTTTCCCTTTCCCAAGTTTGGTACTCAGGGCCAGCTCCGTATTGACGTCTGCGGGGCTGTGCCTCTGGCTGGTTTCGTCCGTTACTCGCCGCGCTGTTTCTTCCTACCCACTAGCAGGAAGTGGCGGCGATGTTCGTCGATGGGACAGTCAGACTCGCGGCGAACAAAGAATCCGATCTCATCCCAGAAAGCTTCACACTTACATTCATCGGCCAGCGCAATCTCGCCGTCGTACTGCTGAAACACCAGCCGCAGGTGTCCAGCGATCAAACGAAGGCGCGGTCCAGGCAGGCTCATGACCTCCAGAGAACTGCGGCGGTAACGCGGCTTGATTGCTGCGCTGGTGGCCATGGCTTCACGCCCGCTCCGGCCAGTGCCAGGTGTTGCTCCCCGTGCCTTCCGAGACGCTGGTCGCATAGACAGTTCCATCGCCGCCGCGATCCTGAAAAACCTGCAAGTTCACCATGGTTGGACTGTGCACCTTCACTACGATGGCCGGTAGCGGCTTTTCGTTCACTGATTGACTCAGCATCGTGCCGTAGGGCTCGTACATCACAATGCGCCCCAAGGTGGGCGGCTTCGCGTCGCTCATAAAACGCCTCCTTCTGAAATTTGAATTTGTGCCGGGCCGCGGTGAGAACCGGAGTCCGCGACCCGGCGTGCTTCTGACGAATTCTCTTCGGGCTGCCTCCTCTCTTCATCGAGACATTTGCTCGCGAGCGCCGTTCCAAGGGCTCGCGCAATCCGCCTTCGAGAGCAGGGAGGAGGCCTCGCGCGTGAAATTCTAGTCATGTCCCGCCACCGTGGCGATGGGCCTCGCGCTGGAAGTGGCCCGGTGCAATCGTCTTCATCTGCTCGTTGAACGCCGCCTGATCCGTTGCCCTTCGCGAGAGGTCGCCTCCGCTGGAGTCGACGAGCGGCCGATTGGACACTTCTAAGCCAGTGGGCCGGTGCCGGGATTCTGACCAGGCCGGGGTCCCTATGATCCGATCTATTCCCGTAACCATCGCGGCTGCGCAGTGCCGCGGAATAGAAATTTCGAGCAGCTCGCCGTGATGGTTTTGCTTCATGATCCATTTGCGAATCAGGAAGCCGGTCTCTTCGTTGGGAAACTTGCCGGAATCATCCTCACGCCCTGCCGCCAGCAGGTCCATCTTCAAGCGCGGATAGTTGAGCAGGTTGGCGATTACTTCTTCTCGCTTCCGGCCTTTGTTCTTTGGCATCTGTCCCTCCGATTAACGTTAACTGCCAACAACATTGCCCGATCGCTTCCGCTCCTGATCGAACTGCACCAGGAACGGCTGCGGTCGCGGCACAACAAACGGGCGCGCACGCTGCGGGCTATCCTTGGCTTCGCTCGCACCAGTCGGTACTCCATTCACAGGGCGGCTCTGGGTAGGGTGAAAATTCCTCTCGCGCGAAACGTAGACGCGCACGCGCCAGCGCCGAATCGCCCACACCGCGAAGGGCAGCGAGAAACAGAAACCAAGGACGATGCAGTCGAAGAGAGTCAAGCGGCCTCCTCGATCAGACCCAGCTCAAGAGCCAGGTGAATGGTTTCCGCGAAAGGGCGCGCTTCGGCGTAGGCCTTCTCTACACATGCGGGATTAGAACAGACGTCATCGAGCAGCCAGCCGCAGGAAATGAGTTGCGTCGACGCATCGGCCGGAACGATCGCATAGCCCAGGGCGCCAAAGGCCACGGTGGGCAACACGCTCGACATGGCCTTCCCGAGTGCGAAGGGGAATGTGACGGCGGCAAACCGGCACGGCCGGCGCTCGGTGCAACCGCAGAATTTACATCGTTGGACGGCCATGCTCGCCTTCCCTTCCGTATCTAAACCGTATCTAAAATGGCTCCGGTTCCATCGCTTCCGTTAGGATTGATAGGAACGGAATGCCCGTAAGTTGAAGGTGTGCGCGGGTAGACGGGCTATAATGAGTTGTTTCAACCATTTCCCGCACCCGCATAAACACTGCCTCTAAATCGGCACTTGCGTTCATATCTAAAATGTAGATAATGGGATCGCGATGAACCGATCCCACGCCAAAACTGCCCGCCCTTCGCCCACTGTCTTCTCTTCCCTTTATGGCACGGTGCGCGTCTACACTCCCCGCCACATTCGCGGATGCCGTCTGAGCGATACCCGCGACAACCATTGCTCCTGCCCTAAGTGGCTGTACAAAAACGCGGGTGGCCTTCCTCCCGTGCAAGAGGCGGCCAAGACGCCCAGCTTCACTGAGGCCTGCGAGGTCGCGCAACGCTGGCTCCGGGGAATGGATCCGGAGATTCGCGCCGCGCGCGCACTGGTCACCCCTCCCGCCGACGCTTTCAGCGTCGAAGCCGCCCTTGAGCAATACATGGCGGTGCTCAAGCGGCGCCGGCTGAGCGAGGACTATGTGGGCGGCATCATCCGTCCCGTCTTTTGCCGCCGCAAGCCGCGGAAGTACAACCGCGGCCGCCGCGCTCTCAACGTGAGCCTGCTCGATTTTCTGGATCGCCGTTTCCCACGCGCCATCGCCCTCAGGGAAGTGACTGGCACGCTGCTCGATGAGTGGGTCGATCACTGGCAGTCGAACGATCTGACGTCGAAGCAGTGGCGCATGCAGGCCACAGCTTTTTTCAAGTGGGCGATCAGCCGCGGAATGATCTCGGCGCTGCCCGTTTTCGATAAGGGCGAAAGCATTAAAGCGGGAAACCGTTGCGGCCACTTCAGCGAAGAGCAGTTCAATCGCATCCTTGCGGCGCTTCCCTTCTACAAGAGCCGCACCCGCGCGCTGCCTCCGAACTACGCCGAGCGCCTGCGCGCCTTCATGGACCTGGGCCGCTATGGTGGCATGGCGGTTTGCGATATCGTCCTGTTCCGCCCCAAGGAAAATCTGGACAGCAATAACGTCCTGACCTATCGCCGTCTGAAAATCAAAAAGACCATCCAGCTCGCTCAGGTTTTGCTCGAGCCTTCCGTGGCGCTGCGGCTGCGTTCGATCCCACTCGAACCGGGTTGCGAGGCCGATCAGCCGTTCCGCTTTCTCAAGCTCACTGAGGATCGAAGCCGCGGCATCTGGCGTGAGCGTTTTCAGAAATTGTGCGAGAAGGCGGGCATTACGGAAATCGAAACCGAGATCGGAACCCGGCGCCGTCCGCATCCCCACATGCTGCGGGATACCTGCGCGATTGAGGCCATCGTTCGCGGCGTGCGGCTGGACAACGTAGCTAGGATGCTGGGGCATGCTTCCGATCAAATGACGCAAAAGGCATATCTGACTTGGACGCGGGCGCGCATGGATTCCTCTATCGAAGACCAGCGCTCGGTTCTAGCCCGCGTGCAGGTCCCGGTCCCGGCCGACGACGACGATGCCACCGACGGGCCCGGCCCGCTTGTTAACTAGCCGGTCGCGCACTCGCTGGAATACGCTCTCGGGAATGCGCAGCACCGAATACCGGCGCTTATAGCCCACGCGCCGGTTTACCAGGCGCGTGGGCTGGCCGATCTTGAGAACACCTTCCTCATCCACAAACATGTTGCGCACCGTGTCGTCGCTTAGCTTCCACTGCTTCGCGATCTCCGGCACAGTGTAGTGGGGCTCGATTCTCTGCGTCTCTTCGCTCGCCATTAGTTACCCACGATTATTTACCTGGCAAAGCGCGTCCCGCTTTGCCGTGGTTACAGCCGAAATTAAGGCCGCCGGACCGCACAAAACTCACGGGCCTAAACTCAAAGGTGACATCCTGATCTGCCTCTCTCAGGAAGGCCAGTACATCGGAAAGGTTGCGGTCGTCATCGCCGAAACTGCAAGCGGCAACGTAGCAACCGCACGGCTTCTTTGCCACGATGCAAGGCTGTTGATCTTCTGTGTACTCAATAACTGGCGTTTCAGTTTGTCCCACTTTCAACCTCCCAAACTTGTCAGGTAAACAATCTTCTAGTTGCCTGCCTTAGCTTTGCGGAGTGCGGCGTCGGCGGCTCCAGCCTTTCCTCTTGCGCTAGAGATGAGACTTGGCAGATTCTCGACCATTACGAAAGCGTCGCAGGTTTCCAGATAGCAGGAGAGTCCGATCAACTCGTTGTGGGCTTCTTCGAGCGCTTTGAGTAGTTCCGGCGCTGCGGCGATCAGGCGGGCGTTGGCCTCGCACTCTTCATCGGAAATTTGACCAAAGGATTCAGCACGTCCGATCTGTGCCGACTTGCCTTTAACCATTGCGGTGATTGGGAGATAACGACCGCCGCCGACTTTCCACGGTCCTGGCGTGTGGTTCGTTTCCATGGCGGACGAATCCTTTCCTCCCGCAAGTAACTCGGGAGCGTAGCCAAAGTTTCAGTGAGATCGCGCCGCAGTTTAGCTGGCGCGCATTTCTCGCGTATGCGAACGGCGCGCAAGGACACCGGAACTGGCCGCGCTCCCGGCACTCTGCACGGGGCGGGCTTTGATGGTCACGCGGTCGAGCACGCGCAGCGCTACCGACTCCGGGACCCGCACGGTGCAGATCCTGCCATTTTTCCCGGGAAAGGCCAGCACGCCAGGCTCTTGGGAGAAAAGCCTCACGGCGGTGCGCTTGCTCAGGTTCCAGAATTTGGAGATGTCTTTGAGGGTGTAGTGGGGCTCGTCGTCTCCGAGGAGCGGCGCTTTCAGACTGGCTGGCTGTGGCTTTCTGTCACTTACCATTAGCGAACGACCTTTCGAAAGCGGCCTCCGCGTACCGGCTACTTTCGAGGAAATCTAGTCTCTAGCGTGGTTCATGTCAATAGGGAAATTCAACCAGTTTGGCGCAGTTTGTAGCTTCGGCGTGGAAATGCTGTGCAGACCTGTGCATTTCTGTCGGGATCGGGCACCGATCCCTCTCATATAACAAGGCTTGGCCGTGGACCGCTCCGGACAAGCCAGCGGTTGGCTTATGGCGCATCTCGGCTCCCTTTCTGACTCTATAGCCAGCCAGTGGCTTAGCGCGTTGAATTGGCCCGAAAAGCCTGCCAGTGGCTTGATTCAGCCCGATAGGGATTAAGCCAGTGGGTGGCTTGTTGGGATCGCAATTGTGTTAGAAATGGTAAGCAACAATCCCATGGGGGCGGCCTAACTGGG